AGGTAGGCTTCCCCCCATTCATGGCGATGTGAGTCATAGGCAAGGGTGGCCTTGTTCTCTGCTACCAGCCGCTTGGCCAGTTCCTCCGTATACAGCCTCCCGTTGAGGTTGAGCCGTCCGATGTTCCAGATCGGGGCGCTCCATGCGCTCACCGATCCTGACTGCTCGGCCAGCCGTTCCTCTCCCAGGCGCTTGATGGTTGATGCCGTCGCATACTCGCGAAGCAGCTTCAGTTTCTCGTTCCTTGGCATTCCTATCTCCCTGGTGCGACTGAACACTCACACCCGTCATGGAAGGGGGGATGCTTCTTGCTCTTGGAGATGCGCATCACATTCCCTTCCCCGTCGTCCACGTTCTCCCCGGCTTTCAGTACATAGCCGTTGACTTCCACCACACGGCCGTCCAGTTTTCGGCAGAACTCACAGGCGTCTGGTTCCGCCACCACGTGCATCATCGTCACGCCCAACGCACCATAGAGGAACACGGTCATTGCATTGGCACTCCTGTTGGTCTCCGTGGCCGCCTCATGGTTCGGGACCGTTGCCATCCAGTTCTGGGTGGACCCTTCCACCACGCTTGCAACCTGGTCATCAGGGATGCCTTCCAGGTCTTTCGACAGCGCATACACCCGCGAGGATGCATGACGGTCGCTGGCCGCATATGCGTAGGATTTCACGAAGCGATCGAATGCGTCCGCATCGATGGAGGCCCCGGTTCTCACCTGTCTCTGGACAATTGGCTGCAGCTTCCTTGCAACCACCGAGAATGCCTCGACGTATTGGTCGCCGAACTCACGCGCGATCTTCTCGGTGGCAAGCCGGAACTGCTCAAGCAGGTCTGAGGAGCTGGTTCCCAAGGCAATAAGTTCATTGAGGGCCTTGATCTCCCTTGCAAGCTGGCGCCTTGCCAGGCGCTCGATTGCCTTCCTCTGGCTGGCCGAGACCGCAGCACGCTCGGCCATGAATGAGACATCCTCCATCCGCTTGGCATCGACCAGGGGACTGGGGATGCTATTCCCGGTCCTGGTTTCCTGGGTTGTCGTGATTCCCTGGTAGGTGTAGGGATTGGTGGTGGCCGCCACAGACCTGGGTACATAATTCATCGGGACCATGTACAGGTCCCCGTGTTCGATCGGGTCCATGTCCTCAAGGCTGCGCACATCGTTTGCACTCATCCATCCGTCCATCAGGGCGTTGTGGTAATAGGCCGACCGGGTGGCGGCATCTCCCCGCATCAGGCCGTTGAGGTTGATCTTCACATATCGTTTTGGATTGTGCAGGAAGAGTGCATCGTTGAATGCATCCTGCCAGGCAACGGAGCGGGGAAGGATGGCATACTGGACCAGGTCGATCCCCCGCTGCTCGGCATTGGCATAGGTTTCCTTGACCGAGCCACCGGCAAACGCCTCGGGCACCCCGAAACGCCTTGCAACCTCGGCCACGGTCCATTTCTGGGCTTCCTGGAACTCTGCGGTCTTGCTGTCGATCTTCACCGGTTCGTAGGATGTGTTGTCAGGGATGACGGCAGTCTTGAAGGAGTTGGAACTCCCCCCGAACCCTGTCTGGAACTGTTCCCTGATCTCGTCCTTGGTTGTCTTGTTGGTATTGGATGGGACCTTGACGATTCCCCCGAGCATGGTACCGCGCGAAAACCAGTTGTGCTGCATCACCTTGGCGCTGTCGGCAACAGCAAGGTCCTTCTTCACATATTCAAGCGGGGAGAGGGGAAGTATCCCGTTGGCAGTGAGATTGAGGATCACCAGCATGTCGGCCTTGGAGATGCATTCCCCACTGGGGGTGTATTGGTAGCTGAGCTTCCCGTCTGCAATTGTCGGAACCACCAGGGTGGAGGCGATCGGGTGCAAGGCGATGGGCTTGCCCAGCGAGGAGCGTACGATCTTGGCGTATGCGACCCCGTAGAGCTCGAAGTTGATGCTCATGCAGAAACGGAAGGCATACGGATTCATGTAGGGACAGGGATGGCGGATCAGTATTGCCTCAGGGGAAGCAGTATCAATTTTCCTTGACCCGTCGTTGTTCTTGCTGTAGGCATGGATGGGAAGTGAGCCGAAGGTCCGCGCGAGATTCATCAGGCAGATCCAGAAGGCAGAGTTTTCCAGCGCCTTGTCCTTGCCGAAGGACAAAAGATCGGACCATCCCAGGGTCTTTCCCACCGAGACGGTCACCTCATCGCTCATCTTGCTCTTTAAAGAAAACAGCCTGCCCAATCCCATGGGTCAATCATACGAAAAGCCCCTGCAATGCTCGACGGGTGGCAGGGGGTATGATTGGGAATATATAGTATCAAACAGAAATACCGGACGTTTGGAGAAATAGATTTGTAGTCAACAATCCTTAGGTAAAATTACTTTGATATTTCCAAGCGTTTCCTAGTGTATTATATCAAGATGTTGAACTTTTTATTTAAAGTATTTTTGGAGTAGTCTTTCACTATTGCTGAATACTTGATATAGAGAAGACTCGATTTGTTTATTATTCAGCTTGTCAACATCCTCTTGTGATAACTTCCCATGAAACTGAGCTTTTGAGTCATGGTGATATAGGAATAAAGCTTGCACAGGACTTAATGGATAATAAAGTGAAATACTAGAAAGAGGATTACTTCCTTGTGGTTCCCATGCTTCCAGATTAATAACTGGCTGATCACCTATTAGTAAAGCATTCTCATTCTCTATAGTAACTACTTCAAGATTAAATAGATGAATTGAATTCATAATATTCTCAATCACATTGATAGGAAGGATGAAATTGTAATACTTATATACCTTTTCCCAATCAATATAATTACCATCCCTATAAGAATTCTCCTTCTGCTTCATGACAATTATGTCTTGAGTCCTTTTTGTTCTAAACTGCTGGTGCACTATATACGCTACACAATCTAGAGTCATTTTCTTATCGTTTCTCCAAAAAGCCAAATCGTTCGCAATCAACTTTTCTCTGGGAAAACTTGACTCAACCACTCCATATAGTTCTTCAATAAAAGTATTTTGTACCTTCTGCCAGATTCGCTTAACCCTGTCATCTTGTGTGTCTTGTTTGAAAACACTAAATGAGTATAATCTTGATATAAAGTTATCCGAAATCCCCGCTACATGAGTTAATCCTTTAGCAACTATAAATTCGGTTTCGCTCAAATCTGGGAGAGCATAGAAATTATGTTCTACACCAATATGTTTAGGTGAACTGATAATAATTTTTTTATCCTTCTTGAGATACAGAAAAATCTTCTTATTATCATCTGCCCAGGGTAATAAGCTTGCTTTCTGGATGTAATGTTGTCGCTCTTTGTTTTTAGCCATATATGTTTCCAATAGACATTATACTCTAGGCTTCAGGATTCAACAATGATGCAACGAATCCAAACAACATGGTATAAAAAAGAAATCGGACTCTACGTCAATACATAATTGTCCCTTATTGTCTCCTGCCGTGGTAAAGCTCATGATTTCGGTAATCACTCCTTTGATTCTAGGTTTGGATTATTTCAGTTTTGGCATGTCAAGTTTCACCTTGCCGTCTGAGTCAGGTAATTGGCCTAAATCGTCGATAATCCATAAATGATTTCATCATCTCTGTTTGTTAACTTTTTAATGAAGTTGGCACTATAATTTGTGGAAATATTGCTACTAAATTTGATATGTGCTGATATCTTCCCTTTGTATGGCTTCCAACAATAAAGCGCTCATCTTCTAACCAGGACTAAACAATCTTCAAAATGTATGCTCAAATTTCTGAAACTTTCGCTAGACACTCTAATTAAGAATAGGCAAAGCATATAATTTCCAGATATCAGAAAGTTTAGTAAATTTTCTTTACTTATCGTACATCTTGTGATTAATATTTTGTTAAGGAGAATACATATGTCGTTCATTATTGCAGTTTATGTTAATGAGGGAATGGTGTTAGCTAGCGATAGTAGGGTATCATATAATAACACTCAAGTGAACGGGGTCAATACTACTGTATTAGTGGGTGTTCATAGTTCTGACACGGTTAATAAAACTTTCAAGTGCCCAAATAACATTGGAATATCTACTTGTGGGAGTGCTAGCGTTAAAGGACTTCCAATAACCGGATTCATTGAAGATTTTATCCGTAATTTTTTTACCGAACATACAAAAGTAAGTACGGTCCCTAGTTCGATAATTAGTTACTTCCAAAATCTGGATCCCAACCTAAATATTCATTTCATAATTGCCGGTTATGAAGACGATGGTAATGGACTCTCTCAAAAGTTATATCATGTTCAAACTAATACTGGCACGATTGTCAATGACGATACCTCCTCTCAAGGAGCTAGATGGGACGGAGAAACTTCAATTTTGTCAAAAGTGATTCAACCAACAGCAATGAAAAACCCTGACGGAAGCTATACTGATTTAGCAAATTATAGTATTCCATGGAATCTTTTTTCTTTGCAAGATGCGATTAATTTTGCAAAATACGCAGTTGATATCACAATACAGACTATGCATTTCCAGAATGTAAATGAGACTGTGGGAGGTCCGGTAGATATCTTAATTATTAAACCGGAGAAAGCTTTTTGGCTCAAGAAGAAAGATTTATCCGCATAATGATGACTAGAAGAACACAAAATCCTCCTTTGCATCGATAGTTCCCTGTCCCTCGTTGTCCACTGCTGTGTTGAAGCTCATGATAGAGGCAATCACCCCGTCTATTCTGGTCTTTGACCGTTCCAGCTTTGGCTTGACCAGTTTCACATTCCCATTTGAATCAGTGAAGCTGTCAACACAGTCCATCATCCATGTCATGATCGGATTACCTCCGCTGGTAATCATCCCGGTGAGATAGGCTTCCTTGAACTGATCGATCGGCAGGGTCATGCTCTTCATCGACTGGCTAAACTTGGCCGCAATGGTCTCAAACCAGTCACCGACCTTGGATGCGAATAGTTCCAGCTTCCAGGAATCACACGCTATAAGCCTGAGGTCATAGACCTCCATGCAGTTCTTGATGAAGTTACCTACATCAAGATAGTCAACCACGGGACCGAGAGGGGCGCGCATCAGGCCCTTGGCTATCCAATCCTGTAAGGGCTTACGAAGTTGTCTGGAAAGCGCGACAACGTTGTCCCCTGGGATCCAGAACATGTACAGCTGCTTCCACTTCTCCCCCCCGATTCTAGGAGGAAAGGTAAGAACGAAAGCTGTGAAGTCACTTGTGCTCGAAAGGTCCAGTCCTCCATAGCAGGTACGTCCTACCAGCTCCTCAGCATCAAAGGGATCACAACAGCGTTCGAGCCAGATGTCCATGTTCGCCCATCGGGTGGAGCCCATGACCCATTTGTCCATGTTCTTGATGCGGAAATCCACCAGATCGCTCTCTGTGAGCTTGCACTTGTCATAGCGGTCCTTGAGCATTCCCGTGTTAACGGAAACCCCCATGTTGGGATTTGCCTTCTCCCAGGATACAGGGTCCTCATCCTTGTCACCTTCGTCAGGTTCGTAGATTGATATCCAGTACCGGTCGGATTCCTCAGCCCCCATCAGGATCTGCTTGCATTTCTCATATTCCTGATGGCACACCCCGCCAAGTTCGGTTCCGGCTGTGGTGATGATCAGCATCATGGCCGTAGGGTCAGCGACACGCCCCGAGTCAATCGAGTTGTAGAGTTTCTTGTCAGGGTGTTGGTGGTACTCATCCAGGAGCAGGCCGTGTGGCAGCTTGCCGTCCTTCGGGTTGGCACTGATCCCTTTCACAAAAGCCTTGGACTTGATTAGGTCGATCTGCTTGTTGTTCTTTGTGTCAGAGACAATCACCTTGCCCTGATACCACCCCAGGGAGAGCATGTTGGATGCAGCTCCAAAGGATTCCTGGCACTGTTCCAATGAGGAGGCTGCAATGTAGACCCTGGCGTCTGGATAATCATCCCCGAAAGCGAGGTAATCAGCTATACCCCCTCCAATGGTGGACTTGCCATTTTTCCTTGCCACCTGCCAGTATCCTGTGGTGAATCTTCGCTGCCTTGGATCATGCTTTGAAACCCATCCGAATAGGGTGGCGATATCGAATACCTGCCAGCTTTCCAACACCAGGGCCTTTCCCTGGCACAGCCCTGAAGGGAACCTGAGGTTGGCTTGCATCCATACCAAAGCCTTGTGTGCTGCCTTCCAGGAGAAGGTCCACTCCCAATCAGTCCTTTCCAGGTCATTGATATGACGGTCAACCTTGAGCCTTTCAGAAAGACCTGCCTTCCTTACCCCTGAAAGGACCATGTTCACATACCTTTCAAAGAGCTCTTTCTGCCTGGCTTCCATGCGGGAGCGCAACTCGGCTGATATCCGCTTCCCGCTCAAAGACCCAGCTCCTCCGCCAGTGCCTTGTCCTCATCCTGGGTGTCGTCCTTGGAAGACAGCTTCATGGTATGCCTGGCTGCTGGGGTTGCCCCGAACATCCGAAGTATCTTCGTATATTGATCAAAAGCCTTGTTGAGTGTCGTCAATTCGCCTTGTTTCTGGCTGTTCCCACCCCGTTCCTCGATGTATTCAGCCATTGTTCTGGACCCGTTCAAGGTGATTGCATCGTACATGTCCCGGTAGATTCCATAATTCATGCAGGCACCCTCGAGCACATTCAGGTCGAGGGTGGTTACCATCTTATCTTCCACCAGTATCTTGAGTAACCGGTTCCATTCCGCTTTCGCCGCTGCCCCAAAATACTCAGGGGATCGGGGAATTTTCGTGAGGAGACCGGCCTTATTTCTCTTGGCCATCGCCGCTTACCCCCTTATAAAAAGTTCCGTGTGTGTTAACAGCCCTAACCGGCGCGGTCGTGGGGGGCGACGCGTTTTTTTGACCCTCCCCCCGGGGGTAGCCATTTTCTTTCTTGGTAAAGTATTGCTCCACCTTCTGCTGGTCCTCCTTTGCCTTCCTGGTATTGCACGATGTACAGAGTGCCTGGTAGTGAGTAGGGTCCAGGTCGAACCTGCCGTACAGATCGAGCATGATTGCAGCAGGGGTGTCCTTATGGTCGGTCACCGTGGCAGGTGCACCACATATGGTGCATGTAGGATGCTCTTTGAGGTAGTTCTGGGAAAAGACACGCCACTTGTAGTTATACCCTCTGTCATTGGAGGATTCCCTGGTGTCCGTATAGTCCGAGGCATGCTTCTGTGTACAGGCATTGCAGTACCCGCTCTTGTTGGTATGCAGGTTTGCACAGCCGAACGTCTTACATCTTCGTTTGATCATGCTTGATCCTCCCAAGCTCCGGTACCAACGTCTCGACGGCCAGCCTCACCTTTGGTGGTAGCTGGTCCGCTTTCCCTTTCTCCCAAACCTCCAGCAGTTGGGTACGTGCACACCTTCTCTTCATTGCCGAGACCTTTCTCCCTGGTCTTGGGATCACTTCCTTCTTCATCCGCACCTCCATCAATAATGCATCGTGTATCCAGGAGCACTTCCCGCATGATGATCCTGTTCCCTTCATCTCTCCGTAGAAACAGGAACACCCCGTCATGCCTGAGCAGTACGGTGGATACCTTCCATATCTTTCCGCCTGACTGGTAGCATTTCCCTACCATCTTCTTGTAGCGTCCCTTCTGGTCGTTTATCTGATGCCTTCCCATCTTCCGTTCCTTTTCTTTACCACAAGGGCTTTCTCTTTCCCAACGAGCAGGTGATGCTTACCCAGCTCCTGTTCTGTGAACTCTTCCCCTACGATTGACTGGATGGTAGCCAACGTGTTTCGGATCTCCCGCTGGTGAATACCGAGCGCAATGAAATCCAGTTCAATGACCGTGATCACGTATGCTCCCATCAGCCTTTCCTCCTTGCTTCAATGTTTGAGTAGTCAGGCTTGATCCTGGAAAACCCCTTGAAATGCTGGAAGATCAGGTACTCTTCCTGGACGGTGGCGATTCTTGAAGTGACGGAAGGTAGGGAAATTCCCAGCTTTTCTGATAGCTCCGTTGTTGTGATCACCTCCGGCCAGAAAGGGATTGCCAATGCAACCTGCTTATTGAGTCCTGTTGCAATCTTGGTTCGTTCAGGACGCAAGGCAGTAACCCTTGAATTGATCCGTTCACCCCGTAGCTCGGTTCCATCCATCATGCCCGCTCCTTCTGTCGCCAGTCCTGTCCCTTGAGCTCGATGATTGCCCCGTCTCCTGCAACCCGTGAGAGGGTAGAGGATCCGATCACCGATATCAGTTCCGCTTCTTCTGCGTTCGTGATCAACACGGTAGGCAGCATCATGTTGTAGCGTTCGTTGATCAGTGAGTACAGGTATACAAACTCGGTCTGGCTTCCGAATGCCTTGTCCACCTCATCGATTACCAGGTACCCCACAGTAGCGTATCGCTTGAGGATGGAGTCCGTTGAATCATCCCTGAAAGAGCGCTTGACCTCGGTAAAGAAATCAAATGCCAGAATGTACTGGCTGCTGATTCCCAGCTCTATCTGCTGCCTGATGGCTGCAAAAGCGAGGTGCGTCTTACCAACACCGTTTCCACCGAAAATGATGGCACTCTTGCCGGTTCTCAGGTGAGCGACAATCTCGCGTTGCTCATTGCTCCAGGTCCGGTAATTGTCAAAGGTCTTTCCCACAAACCGTGGGGGAATCTGTGAAAGCTGCTTGGCCTGCCATTTCTCGAACTCCTCGGCTTTGCGTCTGGCTTCCTCTGCTTCTTCCTGGCTTTGCTTGATCTTGTCCAGGGCCTCCCGCTCCTCATCGCTCAGCTCATGGCCGTAGGCGTTGATCTCGATTTCCCTGCGTCGCTGTCTCAGCGATTCCACCAATTCGAAGTTTGCCTTCATACCGTACCTCCCAGTTTCGTCCAACCCGTGATCGGGGCTGCCTTGGTCCCTTCGCTGTGATACCGTGCCTTGGCCTGCCTGAGGTTCTTGCTCCTGGTATGCTCCCAGGTGCGGACTGCAGCCTTCCAGTCCTTCATCGGGGTCTTGCCTACTTTCCAGCCGTTTGCCTCGTAATGATCAGCAAACTCCTGGGCATTGATCCCGTTGTCTCTCTGGGAGCAATAGGATGCAATCTCTTCAACCGAAGGTTTCAAAAATCTGGTCCTTGAGGCTTTTGGGGTATCAATTCCCCCGGTGGGGGCTATGGGGGTTTCTTTGAGTTCTTCTGGTA